CCCCGACCGCGGTGCCGACGTTGCGATCAACTCGTCGCCGCAACTGCGCCGCATGATCGAGCAAGCCGAGGCCATCGTTCGCGCCGGCGTCGAGAAGCTCCAGCGCGACGTCCGTGACGGCCTGCGCGAGGTCGTCGGCCAGGAGACGCTCTGGGTGCAGGAGAGCGCCCAGAAGGTTCTGCGGCTGCCTGACGCCAGGCGCGTCGACCCTGTGCAGGTATGGCGCACGGTGCAGGACCGGCCCTACCTCGGCGGCCAGGTGCAGGAGTGGTTCGACTCGTTCGTCGGCGGCGACAACGGCGCGGTCGACAACATCCGCTACGCGGTCCAGACCGGCGTGCAGCGTGGCTGGTCGACCGACGAGACCGTCCGGGCGCTGCGCGGCACCAAGGCCAGCAACTTCACCGACGGGCTGTTGACGCGCGAGCAGCCGGCGCAGCTGTCCGCCCTAGTCCGCACGGCGGCGACGCACGCCAGCACGGCCGCGCGCGAGGCCAGCTTTGAGCAGCTCGGCGTCGACAAGTACCGGTTCGTCGCCACCCTGGACAGCCGCACGTCGATCCAGTGCGCGGCCAACGACGGCGAAGTCTTCGACATGGGCAAGGGGCCGTTGCCGCCGCTCCATCCGAACTGCCGGTCGACGATTGTGCCCTACATCGGCGAGCCCATCGGCAACCGCGCCAGCGTCGACGGCCCGGTGCCGGCCGAGACCAACTTCCGCGGATGGCTGGAAGGCCAGCCCGCAAGCGTGCAAAACGAAGTGCTCGGCCCGACGCGCGCGGCGGCGTGGCGAGCCGGCGACCTGTCCTTTGAGGACATGGTGGGCCGAGACCTGACGCCGCTATCCGTCCAGCGCCTCAAGGAACTGGACCGCATCCCAACCGACCCCGAAGAGGACTGACATGACCAAGTTCGTCGAACTCGAAGTGAAGCCCGAAGGCGCCAGCGGCAGCGTGCTGGCCATTCCGCTGTCCAGCACCGGCAGCGATGGCAAGGCCAAGACCTACGAGGTCCGCGACGAGAAGGGCGCGGCGCTGCTGAAGGTCGACTCCACGACCGGCAAGACGACGATCGGGAGCGTCGCCGGCGCGTTGCAGTTGACGTCTTACACTAACGACGTCGAGCGTGATGCGGCCGTCACTGTGCCCGTCCGCGGCATGGTGATCTACAACCACACCTTCACCAGCCTGCAGGTCTACGACGGCAGCGCCTGGGTCACGCTGGCGACCGCGTGACGGCCAAGCCCGACCCAAACCTCGGCCAGGCCATGCTTGCGCGCGCCGGCGACCTGGCGCACGCGATGCTGGCGAAGGGCCAGACGGTCCACGTCGCCAGCGGCGTCACGCCGAACGGCAACAGCTGCACCGTCATCTACGGCATCGGCTGGATGGCCGAGCCGTTGAAAGACTTGGGCGCTGCCTTCGTCAGGAAGGTGGCCGATATGCGGGCAGAGGCCAGCAACAACTAGAGGGCTTGCAACGGCAGCCGATAGCTGTCACCCTTCGCGCATCATGCCGATCCGCCTAGTAGCTGATTCTCTCAACGACATCCCCGAGGGCCTGCGCGACGCCGCGAAGCAGGAAGGCCAGGTGTATGTGGTGTCGCAGCTGAAAGAGAACTGGGCTATCGAAGACGTCGGCGGCCTGAAGCGCGCGCTCGGCGAGGTCCGCGGCGAGCGCGACCAGCTCAAGAAGGTCGCGGCGGCGTTTGAGGGCATCGACCCGACGTCGGCCGCCGAAGCGCGCGAAGCGCTGGAGAAGCTCAAGGCCGGCCAGTTGAAGGGCTCGAAGGAGATCGACGAGTTCAAGGCCGCGGTCGAGAAGAAGATGGCCGAGGAAAGGGCCAAGCTTGAGGGGAAGTTGAACGCGCGCACCGCCGCCCTGCGTGATCGCATGATCCGCGGCGAGCTGGCGCCCGTCGTCGCCAAGCTCGGCGGCGGCGAGGCGATGGACGCGATCCTGACCCTGGCGAGCCAGCACGTCCGCATCGAGGAAGATGCCGACGGCAACCTGAAGCATTCCATCGTGGACGCGAGCGGGAAGCCGCGGGTCACGAAGAAGTCTGGCTCACCTGAGCCGATGGGATTCGACGAGCTGATCGCCGAGATGCGGGACGCATCCTCGACGCGCGGCTTGTTCAAGGCACCAGCCGCCGGTGGATCCGGTGGCGGCTCGCAGACCGGTGGATCCGGCCGCGCAGCGAACCCAGGGCAGCAACTACTGTCCGCAAGGGAACTGCTCGACCGTGCCAACTCGGTCACCTAGCGCTCTGGCTGGGCTCCATAGGGTTTCCGTGCGGACTCTCAACCGCATAGAGAAACCATGGCAGTCAGTCTGTATCAGTCTGCGCTGATCGCGCAGAACAACGGCGAGTTCAAGAAGGCCGGCATCCTCCAGACGTTCGCGCAGGCGTCGCCCCTGCTCGCGGCTATGCCGCTCGTCTCGGTCGCTGGCAACTCCTACGCCTGGACCCGCGAAGCCAACCTTGGCTCGGTGGGCTTCCGTGCCATCAACGCCGCGCTGGCCGAAGGCGCTGGCTCGGTGGAAACGCGCAGCGTGGCGCTCAAGATCATCGGCGGCGACCTCGACGTCGACAACTTCCTCATCCAGGCGCACGGTCCGGCGACGCGCTCGGCGCACGAGACCATGAAGGCGACGCTGCTCGCGCAGACCGTGGCCTACCAGGTCATCAAGGGCTCGACGACGGCGGCCGGCGGTGCGACCGCTGACGCCAACGGCTTCGACGGCCTCCAGGCGCGCTTCGGTGGCGGCTTCTCGACGACGGCGGTCGTGGACGGCGGCGAGAACGCCGACCAGATCATCCAGAACTCGACGGGCGGCAGTGGCGGCCTGTCGATCTCCAAGCTCGACGAGATCATCCAGTCGGTCGACAACCCGTCCCACATCCTGATGGCCAAGAAGGTCAAGGTCTGGCTGACGAACTACCTGCGCAACAGCTCGAGCATCTCGACGTCGCGCGACGAGTTCGGCCGCATCATCACCAGCTACGCTGGTCTGCCGATCCTTGAGGCCGACGTGCTCGGCACTTCGTCGGGTCTCCAGCAGCTCGGCTTCAACGAGAACAACGACTCGTCGACGTCGGTCTACTGCCTGTCGCTGTCCGACATGGGCCTGCACATGGTTCAGAACGGCGGCGTCCAGGTCCGCGACCTCGGCGAGCAGGACAGCAAGCCCGTCCACCGCACGCGCGTGGAATGGTACTGCAACGTGGTCGACGCGCACCCGCGCTGCGTCGCTCGCCTCTACGACGTCCAAGACGCCGCCGCTCAGGCCTGATCCAAGGAGAACAACACAATGGCTTTCCAGACCTACAGCGTGGCGCTCGATCAGGCCACGAAGCTCAAGGACTCTTCGGCGGTCACGACCGACGGTCAGGGCGTCGTCGACTCGGCCAGCGCCTTTGCCGATCTCGGCGGCGGCTACGCCGAGTTCGACGTTGTCATCGACTGGTCGGCGCGCGACGTCGCTGACGGCAACGAGCTCTACGACCTTCGCGTCGAAGGCTCGACCACCAGCGCGTTCTCGACGACCTACGTCCTTGGCAGCATTCGCCTCGGCCACTCGTCGGTGACCTTCAACGGCGTTTCGACGCCGCCATCGGGTCGCATGGTCATCCACTGCAACAACGTGGCGTTGACCAGCGCGACGGACGGCAACAGCTCTTCGGCGATGCGGTACGTCCGCATCTACCACGATGTCAGCGGCACGTCGCCGTCGATCACCTACCAGGCTTGGCTGACCGCCAAGCAGTGAGCCCATGGCTTTCCAGGCTCACAACTTCGTGCTCGATGACACCCTGCGTCTGACGTCGGGCATCACGATCACGGCGGCGTCGACGCCGGCCGTTGGCGCGACGACCATCGACCTTGGCGCTCTTGCGCCTGGGTTTAACATCAACACGACGTCGATCAATCCGTACTCCCGCTTCGCGGTCGTGTTGGATTGGACGACGCTCGACGTGGCTAGCGGAGACGAGACCTACTACATCGACATCCAAGGATCTAACTCGGCGACGTTTGCTTCGGGCAACTACGCTGTCGGGCGCTTGGTCCTTGGGATTGGCGGTTCGGTTGGCAACGCGGTCAACACGCCGGCGAACGCGCGCGACGTGTTCTACTTCGACAACGCCGTGTTGAGCAGCGACAGCAGCGGCTCAAGTCACAGCACGATGCGCTACCTGCGGCTGCGTGCGGAAGCGTTCGGCACGTCGCCGAACATTGTCATCACCGGCGCTTGGTTGTGCCCGCTCTGATCCACAGCCTGGTCGAGTGACTAGGCGCCTGGCCGGCCTCGGCATGAGGGTCGGCCAGGCTTTTCGGTAGCTCGAGGAACACATGGCAGCGATCCCCACGGTTCTTTACTTCGGCGACCAGCAGATCAGCGGTGGTCCAGCTGGTGGAGCTCGTGCAATCGTTGGCAGCGCGGGCAGCTTCTACGGAGCGCTGACCACGTTCGACCTTGGCACTGGCTGGGGCATCTATCGGCACAACTGGCGGTTCAACAAGGTCGTGCCGAGCGGGGCAGACGGTGTAACCGGCGGCACGTTCCAGCCGTATTGGGACGGCCAGGCGGCAGCTTGGGTGCAGTTCCATCCGGTTCCGACGGGCCAGGTCAACTCGCTGCTGGCGACGGCTTACGGCGACAACTGGTACGAAGGCACCAACCCAGCTATCAACAACGGCGCAGTAACGCCGTGCGCGATGCTGATGCATTCGCTGTGGGCACGCTGGCCGACCAACTTCCGCGTGGTCAAGAGCGCGTACCTGGCAGGCTTTACCGGTGCTGGCGGCTTCAAGAGCACGGGGTCGGCTTACACCGGGGTGTTGACCAACGTGACGAACGCGGCCGCAGCATTGGGTGGCGGCGACTCGCTGGACGTCAAGGCGATCATCATCGACTGCTCAAGCACGGACCTCGCAAACTACGTCACGGCGGTCGCCACCTACGCCGCCGATGCGACCAGCTTCATCACAAGCATCCGCGCGTCGCTTGAAGCGCTGGCAGGTGTGACCTGCGCAGCGACGACGCCGATCATCATGGTGAACCACAGCCAGGAGATGCTGCGCGTCACCACGTCGCCAGCTTGGGGCGCGCGAGTTCTGCGCGCGGCCAACCAAGCGCTCGCCAACGCCAACGCCAACGTCTACCTGTTCGACATGAACTGGGCGACCGATTGGCAAAGCGACGGCATCCTGCAAACGCAAACGCCGAGCATCGTCAACACGGCTGGCGTCGAGGAGACCGACAAGCGCTGGTACTCGCCGGAAACGTACCTCCAGGCCGGCGTTCGCCTAGGCACGACGCTCAACGGCATTCTCGCTGGAGCGCCGCCGGTCGCGCCTGGAACGGCGTTGCCGGTCGTTGTGATGATCGGCGACTCGCAGTTCGTCGGCCAGATCGACCCGATGCTGGCCTACCTGACCGACCAGGAGTCGCTGCTGGGCACGACGCCAGGCACGACGCAGCGCGACTACCAGTACGTCTGGAACGCGACGACCAACACGGTCGAAAACTACGACGTGATGGCGAACAGCAACACGTTCGGCACGCCGTCGCTGACCAACTTCGGACCTGACTGCACCCTGCTGAAGAGCATGGCCGCAGAGTTTCCCGGTGGTGTGGCGCTGTTCAAGTACGCCAAGAACGGCGCAACCCTGACGACGGAAGCTAGCAACTCGCTAGCGGTCGAAGCCGCTGGCCCTGTCTGGACCGACCTTGAGAACGAATGGAAGCTGTTCAAGGCGCAGTGCCTTTCGCAGCTCGGCCGCTCGCCGGACTGCATCGGCATCGTGACCGACATCGGCAGCAACGACGAAGGCAGCCTTGCCGGCTATACGGCGTTCGGCACCAAGGCTGGCCCTTGGGTCGACGACCTGCGCGCATTGTTCTCGACGCGCGCTACTGGCGGCGACTTGCCGGTCGTCTGGCTTCAGCCGCCGCCGCACATCGACGGTGGTGGCAATAGCGGCCACAACACGCTCGCCGGCGCGAACAGCGTGCGCGCGACCATCGCGGCCCTGCCGAGTCAGTACGAAAACCTGTCCGTCATCCTCAACACGGGCGACGACAAGTACGAGCTCAAGAAGAGCGAGACGACGAACCGCACGCACTACGGCGGCGAAGCCAACCTCCAGATCGGCTACGACCTGGCCGACGCGCTCATCCCGCTGATCGGTGCAGCCGCTGGCTCTTCCGGTGCCGGAGCTGGTGGTGACGTCGACGCTGGCATCGACATCCCGAGCGAGAACGCGCCGTTCGTCGTCGAGACTGGCACGGGCAGCGCGACGGCCAACAGCTACTGCTCGGAAGCGGTCGCTACCGCTTACCACGAGACCTACGGCAACCCTGACCAGTGGGTGGCGGCGACGCCGTTCGACCATCAGGACGCGCTACGCCAGGCGACGCGCGCGCTCGACTTCCGCTACGGCAGCTTCTGGTCTGGGATGCGCGCAGGCTCGACGCAGGCGCTCGACTGGCCGCGATCCTACGTCTACGACGCTGCCGGCTACCCGATCCCGGCGACGACGATCCCGACGCGGTTGCAGCAGGCGACGGCGATCCTGGCCCTGATGCACATCCAGGGCGAGGACATCATGCCGAGCACGCAGACGGGGGCCGACATCAAGTCGGAGACGTTGAGCTCGGCCAGCGGCGCCTCAAAGTCGGTCACCTACATCGGCGGCAAGCGTGCGGAGACGCAGTTCCCGATCATCGACCGGATGCTGATGAGCTCGGGTCTGACGAGCGGCGGCGCTGGCTGGGGATGGCTGGACCTGTGACGCTTGCCGACGACTTCCGCCAGCTCGACGCCGACCTGGCCGACCTGTTCGGCCAGACGGCTACGCTGACCGTCCGCACCGCGACGACCTACGCCGCCAACGGCACCGTCACGGAGACGACGAGCACGGACACAGTGACCGCCGAGGGGCCGGTGCGCGACCTGGACCGCTACGGGGCCGCCGGCCTCGACCAGTCGGTCACGGCCACCTGGTACGTCCCGGCGCTCGGCCTGGCGCTGGTGCCGAAGAAGGGCGACCGCATCACGGCCGGCGGCGTCATCTGGCAGATCGTCGCCGTCGAGACCTACAGTTTGAACGGCCAGACGACGAGCTACCGCTGCGACTGCGGCGAGGTCGGGCAGGTGACGCCGTGACGTCGGCCGCCAAGTTCAACGCCGAGGTGAAGGCGTGGTTCGACACCAACGTCGTCAAGAAGCCGCTTGAGGTGCAGCGCATTGCCGTCCTCGAGGCGCTGACGTCGGCCGTGCAAGCTACCGCAATCGGTAACGAGCAGAACTGGAAGATCCAAGACGGCCGCGCCGAGCGTGGTTTGCCGCCTTACAAGCGCAAGGGCTACGTCGGCGGTCGCGCGCGCGGCAACTGGCAGATCAACTTCGGCTCCCCTTTGCGGGAGCAGCTAAACGTCATCGACAAGACCGGCGTCACGACGATTCGACGCGGCATGGCGGTCGCGCGCGGCATTCAGCAGCTCGGCATCACCTACCTGACCAACAATCTTCCCTACATCGGCGTGATCGACCA